TACTGCGCACCCAGCACCGAAACGAAAGCCAGAACTGCAAGGATTGTGTCTTTCATCGCGCGATGTACCTCCGGGCGTGCAGGATGAGCGTCCGCGCCGCCGTCTGCGCCACCGGCACGCTGCTCGTGCCGCTGCGGATCTTGAGCCAGATCGCGCTCTTGAACTGCGAGCTGTCCACCTCGCGGAACTGGCCCGCCGTGACCGTGTTGGTCAACTCCGTCCCGGCGTCGTCCCGCAGGATGTGCCAATTGCTCCCGTCGAGTGAGACCTGGAAAGCGATCCCGGCGGCGTCCCACGCCGCCGGGTACTCGATGGCGATTAAACTGAACTCCCCGCCAATGAAGACCGCGCCGCTCAGGCTCTCGCCCAACGCGATCGTGGCCGTGATCTTGTGTAGGTAGCTGCTCATGGGCCCTCCGACGATTCGCAGGGCGGGGTCTCCCCCGCCCCAGCCTGGCGCCCCTTACGGAATGCGCGTCAAACTCACGCGCAGGGTGACCGCGTCCACCGCGGTCAGCGTGCCCGTCGGCACCACCCCGAGGGCGTCCCCGATGGCCAGTCGCAGGTTCCCCGCCGTGCCGTGCAGCGTCCCGGCTTGGTTGGTGTTTGCGGCCGCCTTTAGGTTCAGCCCGCTGGCCAGCACATCATCGCCGCTGGCCTTCGCCGTGCCCGAAGGCACTTTCTTGACCATCAGCGTCACGCCTCCGGCGTCGGTCCCCGCCACCGCGTGCCGCTCCACCACCGCGGTCACCTCATAAGCGGCGTCCGCAATGAAGAACAGCCCGTCGTAGTCGGTGGCTGCGGCCCCGGCTGGCGTGTTAAAAACCGCCAACTGCGTCTTCGGCACCACACTGATGGTGCCTTCAATCTGGGTAACTCCTCTCGTGAGTCCCATCCTTCACCTCCTGTCGGTGGGGCCGGCTTTAGCCGGCCGGCTGGCCGGCCGCCGTCGGCCCCACACGCTCTTTCAGTTGCCAGCTAGCCGTCGATTCAAGCCCCGGGCACTCCGTACACGCCGTAGTAGCTCGACCAGCCGGAGCTGCACCGGTACCACATCGCCGTCTTGATGGACCGGCTGTCGAAGTCCACGTCATGCACCGTGTTCGGCTTCTCGCGCCAGTAGAACCGCAACTGCGTGTCCTCCGGGTCGGCCGTCACGAACCAGGCATCCGGGTCGGTCACGAAGTCCCAGACGAACACCTCGTCGAAGCTCGGCAGCCCCACCCGGCGCTTGAAAGCGTTCGGCGTGTTGTTCGCAGTGTCCGAGCGCATCGTCGCCGTCAGCATCTCCTGCGCCGCGAACTCGAGCTCCGGCGGCACCACCAGCCTGGTCGGCCGCACACGGATCTTCTTGCCGCTCGGTCCCTTCATGCGCCGGAAATCGGTCAGCACCAGTTCGATCGCCGGGATATCCAGGTCCATCGAAGCCGCCGGCCTATTAGCCTGGACGCCGCCGGCCTTCACCAGCGGATGCGCGGTCGAGAACAGCGCCACCCCATCCGGGCCGGCGTAGGCCCCGGCGGTGAAGCCATTGTTGAAGTGGCTGGCGACCGTCAGTTCGACCGTCTCCTTGGCCCCGTTGCCGAGGTCCGCCGCCAGGTTCGTCATGATCCCGAAGCGGTCGTCATCGACCATGACCTTCGTGATCTTGAACCCGAGCCCGAACTGCTCGTGCAGGTAGGTCTTGTCGAACCCGGGCACGGCGACGTCGTACCGCATCGGCCCGCCTTCCGGGATCACATGGAAGGTCCCCAGCCCGCTCGTCTCGCTGGTCTGCTCGATCGACCGGCCCGACGTCATCACCCGGAAGATCCGGCTGAACTGCGGAGGCCACCGGTCGAACCGCTCGAAAATCACCTCGTCCAGCGCGGGTAGCATCGAGGTGAGGAAGAGATCAGGGAATTGTGCTCTGATAAGCATGGTCGTCGCTCCTTACACCCCGACCGCATCGCTAGCCATGCGGTGCTTGTTGATGAGGATTTCGAGGCGCGCATACGCCCCGTAGTCGTTGCCAGGGACGGCCAGCTTCTTGAGAAGGTGGACGTCCAGGGTGGAGGTCACGTCCTCCGTCGCCGAGTTCACCTCGTGCCCGCTCTTCAGCGCCGTCGCGTCCCCGGCGTTGTAGATCAGGTTTGCGTTCAGCCCCATGTCGGCCTCGTCCAGGCTGCCGTCCGCCTGGCAGTCGAAAACCACGTCCGGACTCACCACCACCAGGTGGGTGGTGGCCTTCGAAGCCGCGCCCCAGTTCAAATTGACCCCGGTGATGCGCGTGGTCCCCGGGGTCGCTGGGGTCTCGATCGTGTTGTCGGCCACGCGCGCCACGGCGTCGCCGGGGTAGAGCGCGGTGCCGTAGCCGACGGCTTTGCTGAATTCCTCGTGTACCCACGGACCCCCACCGAGCGAGTAGAGCGGCAGGAGCCCATGGGGATTGTCAACGTTCGCCATAGACAGTTCTCCTGTGTCTGTTTCCGCTGAATGACCCGGTTTGCCGGGTCAGGGTGGGCTTAGTCCTCGATCTCGCGGGAGTTCCCGCGATGCAGAGACAGACCAACGGAGGCGACCCGCTCGCGGTTTCGCGTGTCGCGCAGCACATCCCGGCGCTTGAGGGGGCTGACCCCTTCCACCTTGGCGTCGCGAATGGCTTTCTCCTGCTGCTCCTGTAGCGTTGACTCGGCCTGGCGCAGCGCTGCATTCCCGACTTCGCGGTAATACGCGTTGCGTTTTTCGGCGAGCTTCTTCGGCATCCTCGCCAGAGTCATGCCCGCCATCTTGATCGTTTCGCCGCGCTTGTCCTTCGCCGGGTCCCAGCCGCGCATTCCGCGCCGCTTGACCACATTGTCGGACAACGCCCGGTACTGCATGTCGGGCCGCTGATCGGCCACCTTGTCTATTGCTTCCTGCAACGGGTCTGGGGTGGACCATGGCTCGATCAGGTCATTGGCCGCTGCCTCACGCGCCTCGATAGCCCGATCGAACCCGTCCTTCACCCGCACCCGCACCTGGCTACGCGGCGCCGCCGCGTTAAACTCGTCGATGCCCTGATCCGTGTAGCGGTGCGGGATGGCGTGCTCCAGATGCTCCGGAATGGGCTTCCCCTGCACCGTGGGGCCGGCTTTAGCCGGCCGCGCTTTGGCTGTTCGCTTCGCCATCACCGCCTCGGCAATCCACTCATCTGCACGCCGCTCTTAGCGCGCTTCCGGTAGGCCTCTTCCGTGATGCCAAACCTCGCCGCAATCCGCTTCTGGAGCGGCGTCAGTTCGTCATCGTCTGCGCCTTCCCGCGCCGAGCCCCGCCCCCGGCTGCCGGCCTGCGCCTGGACCCGGCGCACCCGGTCCGCCTCGGTCTCCTGGCCATCGTCGCGGTCCTCCTCATCGTCCAGGTCCGCGTCGCGTTGCCGGCGCCGATCGTCCTTCGATGCTCGCCGCAGACCCAGATCCCCTTCCGCCAGTTCCGCCGCCAATTCCATCAGCATGCCGGAATCCTTGATCCCCGGGTTCTGGCTCAGTCCCTCGTACCGCCGGGCCGTGGCCTTGAAGAAATCGCTGTTCTCGTCGCCCAGATCGGGGAATCGTCCCAGCAGCCGCGCATCCTTCGTCAACTGCGTGCGCGTCTTCTCGATCTTCGCGTCGAGCTCCTCCACCCGGGCGTATCCCAGCTTCTTCAGGACCTTGTCCAGGCCTTTGACGCCCTCGCTGGTCAGCGCCTCGATGACATCGAGCTCCGGCTCTTCCTCAGTGGCATCGGCTTTAGCCGGTGGCGTTTGACCCGCGTCACCTCTCCCCCGCGCCCGCTCCGCCCAGGCCCGTTCCGACTCCTCCAGTTCCCGGATCCGCTTGCGCTCGCCCCGGATCTGCCGGCGCAGTTCCTTCAACTCCTTGTCGCGGGCGTCCTCGGCTCCTTTCTTCTCCTCGCCTTCGCCCCCTTCGCGGAGCTCCGCCGGCGGCGTCTCCTCGCCGTCCTGATCCGGCGGCGCGATCAGCGTCACGTCGTCGTCGCGCTGCCCCGTGTCCTCGTCTCTGGCTGTCCTTGGCATCACTCACTTCGCCCCGGCCAGCTTCTTGCGCCAGCCGTAAGGCGTTCCCGCGTACAGGTCCAAGCGCTTCCGCTCATAGGCGTCCGAGCACTCCTGGCACAGGAGTTGGTAGATCCCGTCTTTCGGGTGGACGAACATCCGAACGTTCTCCTCAGGCGTCTCCTCGCGGAGCTGATCCCAGGTCCGCTGGCACGGGCCCTGGCAGCCTGGCGGCAACTGGCCCGCCAGCACCGTCAGCGCCGCGATGTGCCATTGGTAGCATTCCCAGCACGGGGCGACCCTCGGATCGCCTATGAATTCCCGCGGGTGCCTGCCCTTGCCGCAGAACCGGCAGCGCACCCGCGGCTGGCTCACTGTCACACGCCTGGGTATGTCGGCAGCCATGGCGCAAGCTTTAGACCGTCCTCTCCCTCAAGATGCCCGCCGCCTGCCTCAACCGCAGCGCCACTTCCTGCGCCAGCGTGTTGCTCAGGATGATCCACCGCGCCCCTTCCGGGCTGTCCTGGACCGCCCCCAGCCGCGGCGCCTAGTCCAGGGCCTCCGCCAGACTCTCCGCCCAGACGGCCAGGTCCTCGGCTTTCACCGCTTCCGGCTCTTCCGCACGTCGCCGCGGATCCGGGCTATCACCGCATTTGCCGCCCGGACGGCCCGGCCCTCGCTGCCCGTGCGCGCGAGCGTCTGGTTAGCTACGTCGCTCCACAGCGCCCGCTTGCCGGCCGTGTCCGCCTTCCGCGTGTGCCTCGGCGCATCCCTCGCTTTCCATGGCATGCCGGCTCCTCAGATTTCCAAGTCTGCCCGGGCCGTCTCGAGTGCGTCCGCGACCGTCTCGATCCGCAGGACCTGGTCAGCCAGTGCGTTCCCTAGTTCCGTCCGCGGTGCAACCCGGTTCGCTCGCACCGGTCCCTTGCGGTCGGTTGGTGCCGATACTGCCGCCAACCGCTCGCGTAGCTGCGCGGCAGCGTTCTCCAGATCCGCCACTGCATCCTTGAGTTCGAGGAGGATCCTGGGAATCTCCCGAAGTTCGTCCTCGACGGCGCCGGTGTCGCGTATCCCCGGCTGCCGCGCGATCGACCGCTCCACCGCCTCGAAGCCCGGATCGGCTTTACTGTGCTTTGCCACGTTTCTCCTCCCTGGCCCGGATCTCCTTCGCCAGGATCCCGGGCACTTGCAGAACTCGGCGCAGGGCCGACATCTGGCCCTGCGCGCGGTAAAGTTCCGGCGGCTCCGCCGAGATCTCCAGCGTCCCCGCCACGGTTTCGAGCATCTCGCGCACGCGCTGCTCGATCATCTGCCAGCCGCGCGTCTCCAGCGTCTGCCGGAGGTGCTCCAGGTCGGTCTTGTCCGGTGGAACCCGGATCTTCACATCTGCCCTTCAGCACCAGGCGGCGCCTGGCCGCCTCCGCCAGGCGGCATCCCCAGCATCCCGAGGAGTTGCTCGGGCGCCATCTGGCCCGCGCCCTTGACGGTCTCGGCCAAGCGCTCGGCCAAGCCCGCCATGAGGCGCTTCTGTTGGAGCTGCGCGATGTGGTCCAAGCAGTGCCGTGTCAGCCGGTGGTAAGCGTCTTCGTCGCGTTGTGGATCCACTCGCGCCTCGCGCAGACGTTTGTTGTGGTCCAAGAGGTGCAGCTCGTCGTTGTCCTCCGGATGCACGGCGACGTCCTCGCCCTGGAGGCACATCGTCCACTCCTCGCGCGGATTCCGCGGCAGGCCCAGGTCCGGCGGCTCGGGCACCAGGTCGGCGAAGCGGTCGTCCCCGAACGCTTGATGGACCCGCTGAGTGATCTGCCACAGCGCCCGCGCATTCTGGGCCACCAGCGGGTTCTGTAGATCAAGCTGATACAGCGCAAGCTGCCGGTCACGCCGCGCCTCTTTCTGGAAGTAGCTGGTGGCAAACCGGATGTCGAAGTCGTATCGCCCGCCGCGCTCGGCTTGCGTCATCTTCGCGCCGCCGTTCGCCGTCTCGAACCACCCGCCGGCGTCCTCCTCAGTCACCCGGAAAAACAGGCTCTGTGGCGCGTACATGGAATCGAGCAGCCACACGTGGCTGGCGATGCTCGCCCAGTCCTCCTTGAGCAGAGATGTGTCCAGACCGACGCGGTAATCCCCCTCTTCGAGCAGAGCCAGGGTCTGCCGCGCAGTCCGCGGCGCGTTCGGCTGTTCCGGGGTCCGCCCGAGGCTCATATCCGTCACGTTCGTGACTCGCTCTCCATAACCCAAGCAGGCCCGCTCCTCCAGAACGGGATACTCCAGATTGGCCCGCACCTCCAACACCCTGACCCCTGCCGGATCCGCCGTCGGAATCGCCGTCTTCGGCTCGTACGTCAACTCCTCCGGATCGAACCCCTCCGCTGGCCGGTACAAGATTACCGGGCCCACGCTGAACATCCCGGCCTCGCTGCCCATGTTGTGCGCCGCTGAGGCCTGTTTCTCCAACCGCTCGAGCAGTTCGCCGAAACCTGGGGGCCAATAGCTCCCGTCCGCGACCAGGGCGCCCTCGAGAATCGGCCGCCGCTTGGCCATCAGGGGATACATCTGCGCCAAGTCCTGCACGCCGATCGTCCTCTTAAGGTCTGGCTGGTACCGCACTAGGAGCTCCCGCTGGAACCGTTGTCGGCGGTCGTAATTCCCCGCCCTGCCGTCGCCGGCGCCGCGCTTGAGCATCCGCCACTTGCCGCACCACTCCCAGACTCGCGCCGACCCGCGGGCGCTCAGATTGCTCTCGCGGTTCACGCCCTCAGCCAGGTCCAGGTCCCGCTTCAACTCGTCGCCTGGTGTGTCTCGCCCTGGCGCCTGCTCTGCCAGCGTGACCAGGTCGTCCCAGATCTCCCCGATCCCCTGGTAGAGCGTCCCCTCGCCGCGCAGCAAGTCATCCAGCGGCTCCTGATACTTGCGAATCACGAAGCTGAAATCGTGGATCGTCTGCGCGTCTTCACCCGGCACGACCAGGTCGTCGGGGGCCAGCGGCTCGAACCCTGGGCCTTCGAAGTCGATCAACTCGACTTCGCCGCCGTCCTCTGTGGGTGCGAAGAATGTCTCTCGCAGCCACGGTCCGTAAGCGTGGGCGCGCCCGAACAGGATCTGGCGGAAGATAAAGGTGGCCGCCTTCCGCCGGATCCGCATCGACTTGAACAGGCGCCAGTGCATGTACCGCCCGATCTTGCGCACCACCCGCTGATCGCTCGGCCCGGTCGGCTCAGCGATGATCTCCGCATCGTCTCCGAACAGCGCCATGAACTGTTTCGACCACTTCCCGAAGACCTGCCAGATGGTCAAGGGAATGCGGAAATCGGGCGCATCCTCCTCGCCGGCCACCGGCTCGTCTTTCAGGTCGCGCCACCGCCGCAGGTAGCCCCGGAAGCGCTCCATGCGCCGATCATGGTCGCTGACCGCGCTCTGGTAGTCCTCCTCGACGCGATCCGCCAACCGCCCCAGTTCGTTGCGGCTGAGCTTGAGTTGCGGTGCGAACGCCCGTCGGATCCGTGGCTCGGTCATGGGATCCCTCGCTTCGCCCACGCCCGCGCGATCCGCCGCCGCGCCCGCCGTGGGTCGTATGGAAAGCCCTCGGTCACGGCGCCCAACGCCGCGACGAACGCGGCTCGCCTCCGCTGCTGGCGGGTGTCAAGGTTGGCGCCCGCCAGCAGTTGCCGCTGGTCAGTTCCAGGCGGCCCCAGGCGACGTATCCTCCGCAGCGCCCGCTGGCCGCGCACCCGCCACCCGTGCGCCAGGCGCACGGCCGCCGGCGTAAAATCGCGCAATCCCGCCATCATTGCCGCTTCTTGGCGTCCGCCGCGGCCACTAGGCCCACCCCGGCAGCCACCAGACCGGCATCCTCGAGGCCCGGTGCCTGCCCGTTGAGCAGCGCCATCGCCATCTTCACGACAGCGCCAACCACCGTCAGGACCCCCAGCGCCGTAGTCTTCCAGTTCGTCATTTCGGCCTCCTTCCGAGCGGTGCCAGTTCCAGCTTGCGCGGGCCCCTCAGAGCTTCCTCGATGAATTCACCGCGCTCCGCCAATGGGATCTCGTCTTCGAGCGCCATCAGTCTGACCGAGCAGAGATCAAGGAACCGCTTCTTTCCCAGGCGGTCGAACAGCTTCTCCAGGTTCTTGATCGTCCGCTGGTTCTGCTGCGGGCCCACTACCGCCACCCAGCGCTTCCCCTCGAATGTGCCCGTAGCCTCCGGCTTGCGCCGAGCCATCCAACCCACGATGGTCTCGCGAATCGCGCCCGCTCGTTTCTCCAGCGCCTTCAGCGGCGCCAATGCCTGCTGGATGGCGCCAAGCTCGTCGATCAGCTCGGCCGATGTCGCCACTTTTAACGGTTCCTGTTTCATGCGGCTGCTCCTATCGCCAGCCCGTTGTTCCTTCGCTTGCGCGCGTGGCTCGCCCCCTGCGGGATCTGCGAGAGAGATATGGCCTTCCCGTTGTAGTACTCTCGCGTCGGAAACAACGCATACGGCGCGGTCGTCAGGAAGGCTCGGCCGAGTTTGGCTTCCAGTCGGTACACGGCGTGGAAGAAGTTCCCGCGATCAATCGCCGGCAGGTCATGGGATCCGGCCATCCTGGCTATGTGAACAAAGCGGGCCAGCACGCGCACCGAATCGCGCCATTCCAGGCGATCCAAGAAGTGGGCCTTGAAGACCTGGAAGTGGAAATCGTCGAGCTCCCTTCGCGCGATGAGGACCACATCGGCTGCGAACTCGGCGTCCTTGTGGCCCGCCACCATCCCTCCGCGCTTGATCAACTCGATCGTCAGTCGGCCATTCCAGAAGCCGATGTCTCTGGCGTACTCATAACGGTTCCAGACGCTCCGGAACACGCGGCGCAATACGCACCGGCAAAAGTCTGCTGCGCCAGGTCGGCCGAAGCGGACCACCCCGAGACCGAAACAATGCACGCACCACCGACTGCCGTTGGCCAAACCCAAATCGCGGATCTGTTCCGCCGTCATAGGCGTAGGCGCGTCCCGCGCGCGCTACTGCCGGATTGTCGGCGCTGCCCGTACTTGGCTGCACCCCCGGTGCCCAGGTGAGGCGGTGGCTTCGGCTTCAGTCCGAGCAGCCGCATGTCTGGCGGGGCCTGCTGGAGCCCGATCACTCCCAGCCCCAGCGCGATGACCTCGTCGTCATGGCAGCCACTCTGCGCCGCCGGCTTGCCATCGGGATGCACGACGAAGGTCCGGCATTCCGCAATAGTGTTCGGGTCGCGGATCACGACCGCCAGCTCCCGGATCGCCCCATCGAGCGTGCTGACGAGCTGGAGCCGTGTCACAGTGGTGGTCTTCCACCCCAGGCGCAGACGCGTGCTGGTGGCCTCCGGCGCATAGAGGTCGTCTGGATCTGGCTGCCGGTGGTAGATGAGCGCCGGCGGGTACGCCTCGTGCTGTAGCTCCGTCAGCAGCGCCAGGCCCGGCCCATTGGCCTCCGGCACCAGGAACGCCCAGTTGTACCAACGGCCGAGCACTGCCACGTAACGCCCCAGCGCCGCCGGCTCGATCCGTCCGCGCAGCTTGCAGACCTGCTCGCCGGTATCGCGGTCGAGCACCGTGGCCACGCTGAAATCCGGGTCCGAGGCCCCGATCGCGCCGCGCCCGGCTGCATCAATGCCCTCGCACACGTCGATCCCAATCACGTACTGCCGGTGCTGCCCTGGCCGCTTGTACAGCACTACCGGCCCGCGCTCCCGCTGCACGAATTGGATGTGCTTCTTCGGCCCGATCTCGACCTCCTCGAGGTCGCCCGTCGGCGCATCCCGGATCACCGGCATCCGCGCCAAGTGCTGGTGGCTGAAGCGTGGCCGCCCGCTGAATAGGAACGCCTCCTCGGGGCAGCTTGGGTACTCCTGCTTGAACGTGTCCGGGTTGTTGTCGCACTTGACCCGGATGGCCCAGCGCCGCCAGGCGAGCTGCTCGAGGCTCAGGCCGTATCGCTCCGCGAGCTCGTACTCTTCGTCGCTCAGCGAGCGCTGGAACTGGTCCGCCGGCACGTCCAGTTCGCGCCGGTACTCGGGGTGCTCCCACCAGGCGCAGAAGATCGCCGTCCATTCGCCGTCGCCGTGCGGATCGCTGGCCCGCTGCCAGAGCTGGTAGAACTCATTGCCGATCCCGTTGGCGGTGCTCTCGACCACCACCATGGTGTCCAGATCGTCTGGGACCGAGTTCATCAGCGCCGCCATCAACGTTCGCGCGTCTCGCCAGAAGCCGTACTCGCTGAGGTGCAGGTAGCGGAGGGAATGCGCGCGGCCTTTGCGCACATTGTTCGCGGTGGCCACCTTGATGTAGCTCTTGTTCGCCCAGCGCAGGATGCCCCGGTTGTCCTGCTTCAGCCGCGGCAGCCCCACCAGACCGCGGAAGGGCCGGTAGGTGTCCTGGAAGAGTTTGTAGTACCCGAAAATCTCGGTGGCGGCGTCAAGCTCATGCGCCACCACCAGGCCTTTCTGCCCGGCTTGGAAGGGGATCTCGTGGAAGAAGTGCGCCGCCGTCGCCGTCGAGACGAATACCTGGCGCGCCTTCAGGTAGACGATCCTGATCGGTTTCCGCTTGCGGCGCAGTTCCTCGACCGCTTGGCGCAGCTTCTCCGGGGCTGGCGCAAAGCTGAAGGACAGGATCTGGCCTTGCTTGTTCTGAACAGAGAGGGACTCCTCCGCGAACTTACGGTGATCGTGGAAGTCTTCGTAGAGCTCGCGCAGCTCGCGCGTTATCCGCACGCCGGGTATGTCGGCAAGACGGCGTCTCGTTGCATTGCGCGTCGGAGCCGCGCGACGGCGCGCTTGTTGAGCTGGCAGGCACGGCTCTCGTTCACTCCGATGCGCTGGCCCACTTGCCGGTGAAAGAGATCCTGGCCGTAGTACAGCAGTAGCACCGTCTGATCGCGCCTGGGTAGGCCCAGGAAGGCCTTGAGCATCTGAGCCATCAGTCGCTGATGGTCCAGGTCCTCCTCGGAGATCGACTCCTCGACCAAGGCCGGTAGTTTCTCATCGAGCGGCGCCGTCGCTCGCATTTCTAGTTGGAACTGCCGCCGCCGGTACTGCTCCCACAGTCGGCCTCGCATGATGCGCCAGGCGTACCCGAGGAACGGCGTGCCATGGCTCGGGTCGTAGCGCTCCGCCGCCTCCACCAGACCCAGGCACGCCCACTGCTCGAGATCTTCGATGTCGATCCAGGGCGGCATGTGCCGCTTCGCCTGGAGCGCCACCAACCGCGCCGCCGAGCGGTACTCCAGGATGAGTTTGTCCCGCTCACCTTGGTCTTGCATGGGACTCCTGCCGAAACACCGCATGCAGACGATCCATCAGCAACAAGCCCTCTTCGCCGCCCTGCTCTGCCGAGCCGCGTGGCCGCGCCGCCTCCAGGATCTCCACCAGCCGCTTGACCGCCTGAAGCCGCGCATAGTGATCCGGCCCGAGTGCTGCCTTGTTACCCTCCCGGTCCAGCGCCACCTTCTCCGCGGCCAGAGCGTCGTCAATCGCCTCGATCGAGCGGCCCACCAGCGCCTGTATCCGCGCTTGATGCGGCGCCAGCATCCCTGCCAGCAGTAGAGCCGTCTCTGGCTGCTGCGCTTCGTGCGATGCCCACTGGCGCGACAGGCCGGCTTCACGCGCAGCTTGCGCCAGTGTCTTGCCGGTCACGACCGCCGTCGCAATCTTCGCCCGCCGGACAGATCGCGCCGGACTCGCTGCCCGTGTCTTGGCTTGGCTCTTGCTCGGGCGCTTCACGCTTGCCGCCTTGCCGCCGCTTCACCTTGTCGGCATCACGGCGGTGTGACTGCATCCTGCGGTGGGGCGCCCACTCCTGACCGCAGGCCACCGGCCCCTTTGTCTTATTTTGTCAAAACTGTGGCAGATTCACCACAGTTTTCAACAGCAGCAGGTGTGTGAGTGGGTGCCTCCGGACTGACTCACCCACCCACGGAAAGCTCTTCTTTTACTTCTTTCTATAAATAATGATATAGCCGGAACTGGAGTTCCGGTAACACCGGAACTGGAGTTCCGGTATCGGTCTACGGGACACCGGAACTGGAGTTCCGATGTCCTGCCGACCTAAAAAATCCCTTGACAGCGCATCGTGGTTTCTGTTTGAATCAGAACATGCTGCGGGCTGCCCCCTTTTCTCGGGCATTGGCAGCCCGGATTCTACGCACTGGTCGCCCCAAGTCGAAGCGCAGCGCCGCCGCCCGTGTCCTCCGGGCATGTGTTCGTAACCGGCGCGGCGGGCGGCCACGCACCATCCAGCACGTCACTGGGCGCTACTGCCGGTGCCGGCGGTGCGAAATCCCGCGTGAGGCGGCCCGCGCCGCCGCCAAAGCGCGCTCCGGAGACCGCCGCTAACCGGCCCTTCCCCGGTCTCCAGGGTATCTGTTATCGGAAGTTGGCCGGGAACGGAGGGAAAGCCCGTGGCAGTCCCAGCCCGGAAGACCGTTGCTCCGGCAACTGAGCGGATCGAGCGAGGCGCAACGCCGCTTCCGGGCTGGCTCCTCGATCAGGGCTTCACACCACTGCCCCGCGGATTCTTCCGCGAGTTGGGACGGTGCTTGGAGTACGGCGCCCTCCTCTGCCTGGGCATCGTGTTTGAGGAGACGTTAGGCCGTCCACGGCCCGCAGGGAGCCCTGCCCCGGAAATGTCGGAGCCGATCCGGGAGGAGCAGTTCGCACGTTGGACCGGCTTGACGACTCGGGCCGTCCGCGAAGCGCTGGCGCGACTCGATGAAGTTGGCGTGATCGCTCGCGTGAAGCGTGGTCGCGCCTACTGCTACAAGGTCGTCCCAGAGCGCCTATTCCACCTGCCGGAACGCCCCACCCGGAAGCTCCAGCGTCTCCCCAAGCCCGCGCCAGCCCTCGCCCAACCTGTTCCGATAATTCTGTCGTGCCCCCTGGGTTCGGATTGCCCCGTATCAGAGGTGTACGACGGCGCCGAGGGGTTGACGAACCTCCGCGATGGCGAACAAACGGCGAAGGACACCGGAACTCCAGTTCCGGTTTCCGCCCGCGATACCGGAACTCCAGTTCCGGTTTCCGCCCGCGATACCGGAACTCCAGTTCCGGTTTCCGCCCGCGATACCGGAACTCCAGTTCCGGTTTCCGCCCGCGATACCGGAACTCCAGTTCCGGTTTCAAAAGGCGAAGAGAAGGCGAAGCCCGGCGAGAATGGGCAACTGGCTGCGCTGCGCGCGATGCTCGAGTTCGCCCTGGCGGGGCAACTACACAGCGTGCCGGACGATGCCATGGTCACCCGGATCGCCCGAGCCCTTGGTGATGCGCCGCTGGCGGATCTCGCCGAGGCGATCAAGCAACGGCGCGCCAAGATCCGGAGCTGGGGCCTGGTGCATCTGATCGCCCAGGACTGCGGCAGGGCTTGGGCTACGGTCGGCTATCGCGTCTCGCTCCCGGACCTGGAGCGCCAGTTCCGGGAGGCCTCCGGGGGCATGGTACTCGAGCTCGCCCGGCAGTTGGTCGCTCATCCGGATCTCGCGGACTGGAAGCGCGAGCAGATCCTGGCCGTCTACCCGCAGTTGAACTCACAGCGCTGCCACGGAGCCGCCGCCGGTGCCTGACACTACTACGCAGCCGTGGATGGACCCTGACGGGACGTGGTGGTTCTTGTGGGCTGGCCTCGCCCGTGGTCCGTTTGAAACAGAAGCTGACGCCGCCTCCGCCTTCGACTCCATCCTGGCTGAGGTGTACGGGGACTGAGCCCATGCCGATCCGGCGTGATCTCCGTCGCTTCTACGGTGCCGAGTGGCGCACCGTCATCCGGCCCCGCATCCTGGCGCGCGCTCGCAACCGCTGCGAACGATGCGGCGTCCCCGACCGCATCGAGACCATACGTGCGGGTTCGGCCTGGTTCGAGGCCCACTACTCCCGCTGGTTTGACCACCGTCGGCGGGTGGCATCTCCCTTGGCACGTGCCGTTCGGACCGTGCGCGTGGTCCTCACCGTCGCCCACTTGAACCACGATCCCGCGGACAACCGCGACGAGAATCTTGCGGCGCTCTGTCAGTGGTGCCACCTGCACTACGACGCGCCGCACCACAAGGAAACCCGGGCCACGCGCAAAGACGCGCGGCGCCCCTTGCTCCGAGGCCTAGCGCAAGCCTCGGCCTGACTCTGGAGCGCACGACATGGGACACACCAAATGGACTGAGGCGTCTCTCGCCGACGGGCAGTCCGTGGACTGCCTCGAAACGCGCGATATCCTGGAACTCCCCGCTGCTCTGTCTTCAGTCGGCTTCTGGCAAGCCGTCTGTGTTCACCTGATGGTCAAGTACCACGTCGAGGCCCTGGCCCTCAAGGGCGAGGATCTGGGCGGCTTGATCCAGTTGCAGATCGCGGGCCTGCCCAAGACGAACACGGTGGTGCTCTACAACCCCATCCACCGCCCCGACGTCAACGTTCTCGAGTTCTTGGCGCCCGCCGGGAGGCCCCTATGAGCCGTCAACAAACGTCAACTCCGGACCCGGCCCTGCCGCGCGTCAAGGTCACCCCTCGCAGCGTCATCCTCGTCTACGGCCAGATACTGCACGAGCTCAAGCTCTTAAACGAGATGGCGAAGGCGCTGCCACACTCTGACCTCATCGTCGGCCAAATGCACGGGCGCCTCCAGGTGATGCGCAGTTCGATCGCCCGCCTCCACGCCCACGTGGGGATGCTCCTCGACCTGGAGGAGGCCGCCCGCCATGTCTAACCCCGTGGCCTGTCTGACCTGCTGGACTCGCCACGCCCGCGAGGACGGCTATCGCGCCGGCCTGCGCGATCTGCACTCGACCCGCCATAACTACCGCACGAGCGAGGAGTGGCTCGCTTGGCTGGACGGCTGGCGCGCCGGCCAGGTCGAGCGCAAGCGCCGCCTAGCGGCCGGGCCCCGCTGGTATGACTGCGGCCGCCACCGCCGCCGGAGGGCCGCATGATCCGCGCCGCCGACGTCGTCGTCTGGCCGCGATTCGCCAAGAGGAAGCAGCCATGAAACGCCACCTCGAGCACTGGCGCTGCGCCGTCTGCCGCGAGCGCGGGAGCGTCTCCGTTCAGGGTGTGTTCTACCGCCATCGACAGAAGGTCTTGCTCGAGCGCATCCTCGCTGACCACTTCAGGGTTTCTCCCCGCTGCCCATCGCTGCGAGACAGTTTCCGAGCCAAGATCGCATTCGACCATGACGGCAGTGGCTGGGTGCTGCGGATTTCGCGCTTACCCTCGGGCGATGTGCGACTCTTAGTGCCCGATGTATCCTAGTTTCAGATGCTCCACACCCGCCGCGACCTCTTCGCTCTCTTCCTCGGCGCCGCCGCGCGGCCTGCGGTGTGGTTCCACGCAAACCGCGAGTTCC